CCGTCCGGCAGCGGCGCAAGGTTCTCGAGCTCGCGCACGTCGTCGGCCGAGAGCCACCCCCACTGGCGCCCCACCGCGTAGGCCGCGAACCGGCTCGCCTGGTCGCCCCGAAGCAGGCCGTCGACCGCGTGCTCGGCGTAGAGCCCCGCCGTGCCGGAGGTGCCGAAGAGCTTGCGGTTGATTTCCTGCTCCCACCGCACGAGCCACGGGCGGAGCGAATGCATGACGAACTCGAGTCCGAGATGCTCGATGTTAGAGAACGTCGCCCGCTCGAGGTCGGCGAGCATATGCGGCGGGACCCGGAAGATCCGCGCCACTTCGGACACCTGAAAGCGCCGCGTTTCGAGGAACTGCGCGTCTTCGGGCGGGATCGTCGTCGCTGTGAAACTCGCGCCCAGCCCGAGCACCGCCACCCGCCCGGCTCGCTCGACGCCCTGGTGGGCGGCCTCCCAGGCCTCGGCGATCTTCGCCCGCGCCTTCGGGTCGAGCGCCTGGTTGACGGAGAGCACCCCGCCCGGACGCGCGCCGTTGCCGAAGAAGCCCGAGCCGAACGCCTCGGCCGCCTGCCCGAGCCCCACGGCCTCCCGCGCGAGCCGCACCGGCGAGAGCCCCACCAGGCCATTCCAGCCGAGCGCCGGAACATGCAGCATGTCCGCCGGCTCGAGGATCGCCGGGTGCCCGCCCGGCGGATCCGTCGCCGGATCCGGCCGCACTTCGTAGAACACCGCCCCGGCGGCCGAGCGCTTCACCGTGACGCGTGAAGGATGGATCGGCCACAACGCCCGCGCCGCCCCGTTGCCGGCCCATTCGATCCGCGAGTACGCGTTGCCCCACGTGAGCACGTGCACCATGCCGAGCTCGCGCCACACCACCGCCGTCATTTCCGGATTCGGCGCGTCGTGCAAGAGCGACCAGGCCCAATGCTGGCGCGCCGTCGCTTTGCCCCGCGCCCCGGCCCGCCGGTAGACCTTGAGCGGCAAGCTCGCCGCCGACTCGGCCAGAATCCGAACGCAGCCGTACACCGCCGAGAACGTGAGCGCCGACTCTTCCGACACGTCCACGCCCGCGCCCGTTCGCCTCCCGCCGCCGAAGAGGTCGACGAGCCACCCCGGCGCGTTCGCCGGCGCCGCCCCCGGCAGCACCCCGCCCCGCGCCTCCACAAGATCCCGCAGTATCACCGGCCGTCCCTCCGTCCCATCGCGTAGTCCGCGAACACCAGCGCCCCCGCCGCGAGCAGCGCCGCCCACGCTCCCCACCGCAGCCCCGCGCCGGCCGCCACCAGCGCCACCCCGGCGAGCCCCTGCCATGCCTCGAGGCCGCGCATCAGAGCACCATCAGGAGCTCGTCGGGGTCGACCTCCCGAGCTCCGGCCGCGAGCGACGCCCGGCCCACCGCCATCGCGAGCGCCACGATCCCGTCGATTCGATCCGCGGCCGCGGCCTTGTCGGGCTTCGCGTTGCCGGCCGGGTCGAGCTTCACTGCCACGTTGCCGGCCATCCAACGGAGCACCGGGTGCCCGCCATGCGCGAGCCGCCGGCCGAGCACCAGGCGCTCGAGCTCCCGCAGCGCCGGCGCCATCGTTTGGAAGCCCTGCCGCATCGGCACCATGAGGAACCCATCCTCCTGCAGCTCCGTCGCGAGCTGCACCGCGCCCCACGGGTCGTAGGCCACCTCGACCACCTCGAGGTCGAGCCCCTCCCGCAGCGAATGAAACCACTCCCGAATCCAGGCATAGTCGACGATGTTTCCCGGCGTCGCCGTCACCAAGCCGCCGTCGATCCACGAATCGAACGGCACGCCATCCGAGCGCACCCGCTCGGCCACGTTCTCAGCCGGGATCCAGAACTGCGCGAGCACCGCCCCGCCCTCCGTCTCGTCTTCGGGATCCTCCGGCGGGAAGTAGCACGCCGCGGCCGTCACGTCGCGGGAGGTCGAGAGGTCGAGCCCGACGTAGCACCGGCGGCCGGCGAGCTCCGCCGGATCGACCGGCCCGGCGCATGCGTCCCACGCCTCGAGCGGGAGCCACACCGTCCGCTGCTCCGTCCATTCGTTGAGGTGTAACCTCCGGAACGCCGCTTGCTTCCCAGGGATCGCCCGCGCCTGGTCGCACTCCCGGCGGAGGTAGTCCTCTTTCACGCTCACGCCGAGGTTCGGATTCGCCTTGCGCCACGTCGCCGGCTCCGTCCAATCGTCGCCCGCGTCCGCCCCGGCGATGTAGGCCAGGAAGGAAGGATCCTCGACCGTGCCCTCGAGCACCTGCCGGCCGTATTCGTGGAGCTCCCAGCACACCGAGGCCCGACCGTGGCCGGCCGTCGTGATCAGGAAGAGGAGCGGTTGCCGGCGCGCGCCCATCGCCGTTTCGAGCACGTCGAGGAGGTCGCGCGACCGGTGAGCATGCAGCTCGTCGACGATGACCCCGTGAGGATTGAGGCCGTCCAACGTGTTGAAGTCCGCCGAGAGCGGCTCGAACTTGGAATGCGTCGCCGTCACGTGGAGGTTGTGACGGAACGCCCCCACGCGCCGCGCCAGCGCCGGCGAGCTCTTGACCATGCGCGTCGCCTCATCGTGCACGAGCAACGCCTGGTCGCGCTTCGTCGCCGCGGAGTAGACCTCGGCGCCCGGCTCGCCGTCGGCGCAGAGCAAGAGGAGCCCCACCCCAGCCGCAATCTGAGACTTCCCGTTCTTGCGCGGCACCTCGACGTAGGCCTTCCGGAACCGACGCCGGCCATCCTTCGCGCGCCACCCGAAGACCTGCGCCACGAGGAACTGCTGCCAGGCCTCGAGCTCGAAAGCCCGCCCGGCCCACTCGCCCTTGTGATGGCGGAAGAGCGCCGGAAAGGCGCGCACCACCCGCGACGCCTCGGCCTCGTCGAATCGGTACGCCCGCCCCGGCTTCGTGCCCCACCGCGAAAGCTCGCCGAGGAACCGCTCCGCCGCCAACCGAACGAACCGCGATGCCGGCTCGCGCTCCGTCGCCACCGCCTCCGCGTAGCTCTCCCACGCCGGCACCACCCGCCGCGGCACCGCCGGCGCTCTCCCCTTCGGCGCGGCTTTCGCCGCCGGCTTGGCCGCGCGCTTCGCCGGCCGCTTCGGCGCCTTGCGCGTCGCCGTCACTTCACCACCTCGCGCGGGCCGAGGAACTCCTCGAGCGCCGAGTCGGGATCCTCCGGCGCCGCGGCAACCTTCGTCCGCGCCGCCGGAGTCAGCCCGAACTCCACCAGCCCCGCGCGGAACCGGCGCCACGCGTCGCTCCGCTCCGTCAGTGCCGGGTGCGCGCGCACAAGCTCGCCGCCGGCCTCGTTGATCGTCGTGTACCAGGCGCCGCCCGCCGCGTCGATCGCCGCCTGCGCTTCGTGGTAGTCAGCCCACGCGTTGCACGTGAGCTCGAGCGCCGCGACGTCGCCCTCCGTCAGCACCCGCAACCGCGCGAGCACCGGCACCAGGCGCCGCCACATCTCGCCCGCAGCCTTGCGGATTCTCTTCGGCGGAGGCGGCGCGACGAGCCGCGGCTTCGGCTCCGATTTCGCGAGCGCTCGCTTCCCAGGATTCCCGCGCAGCACCTTGAGCGCCGTCGGCGTGGGCCGCCGCCCGGCCATTATCCGCGCAGCCCCTTTGCTTGGCGCATTTCGCGGCCGTGTTTACGCGTCCGAGCGCCGGTCACGAGAGCCCCGCCTCCAGGGATTCGCCCCCCCCTTCCCCCGGCGCCTCGAGCTCGGCGAGCTCGCCGGCGAGCGTCCGCTGCGCCATCCGCCGCGCCGCCACCTCGCAGAACGCTTCGTCGAGCTCCACCCCGACCGCCTCGAAACCCAGGTCGACCGCGGCGCGCAGCGTCGACCCCGAGCCCGCGAACGGGTCGACCACCCGCGAGCCCGGCGGAACCACGCCGAGCGCCCACCGCATCACAGGCTCCGGCTTTTCCGCCAAGTGCAACCGCTTGGCCCCGGCGATCGGCGACGCCGTGAGCACCGACGGCACCCCGCGCCCATGCTCGGCCAGCGGCCCCTTCGTCGCGAACACGAAATGCTCGGAGCCCGCCCAGAGCCCGCCGAGCCGCGGCCGCGCGACCGTTTTCTGCCACGTGCCAATCCCGCGCCAGACCCAACCGCCCACCTGCACCGCGTCCGCCACCGTGGGAAGCTTCCGCCAATCCGACCACACGACCGCCACCGCGCCCGGCACCGCGCGCCGATGCGCCGCCGCGAGCCAGAGCGACGCCCAGAGCAAGAACCCCCGCTGGTCGCGGTTGTCCCCCGTGAACTCCGGCAGCAGCTTTGCCGCCACGCTTTCGGAGTTTGCATACTTCGCCCGCGTGCCCTGCCCGGCCCGATCGCCACGGAACTGCCCGCCCGAGTTATAGGGCGGGTCCGTCACCAACGCCCCGATGCCATCGAGCTCCGGCAGCACCTCGAGCGCGTCGCCGTGGAAAATCCGCCAGCCCGGCCCCGACGCGTAGGCTTTCACCCGCGCCCCCGCGCCGCCCGCTCGCGCGCCGTCTTGCCGTTATGACACGCCCGGCACAACCCCTGCCCGTTGGCGAGCTCCCACCCGCCGCCGGCGGAGAGCGGCGTCACGTGATCCGCCACCGTCGCCGGCGCCGCGCCGCACGCCCTGCAGATCGGATCGCGCGCGAGCACCGCCGCGCGCCACCGCCGATGCGCCCCACCGTACCCGCGCGCCGCCGTGCCCGGCCGCTCCCGATCGAACCGACGGTGCCGCTCCCCGACGTGCGCCGCGCACCAACCGTCCGCCGCAAGCCGCGGACAGCCCGGCGCCTTACACGGCCGGAGAGGTGCCATCGCCACGACCCGACCGTACCGCAGCGCCACCTCGACCCCGGCCGAAATCCTCCCGGCCTCGAGCTCGAGCAATCCACCCCAACGCCTCACCGCTCGCGAGGTGGTCGCGCGTCACCCGCAGCACCCGCCAGCCGGCGAGCACCGCCTCGTTTTGCTTCGCCATGTCGCGAAGCTGGCCCGCCGGCCTCGAATGCGCCCCCCGAATGTAGAGCCCGCCGTCGACCTCGACCGCGAGCCGCTCCGCCGGCCACCCGAAATCCCACCGCCACCGGCGCAGAGGATGGAAACGCACCTGCTCCGCCAGCCCGTCGTCCAGACCGGCCGCCCGCAACTGAAACCGGAGCACCCGCTCGAGAGCTTCCGAGCGCAACCGCCCCGCCCGGCGCCGTGCCTCAGCAGCCGCCGACTCGGGATGCCGTCTCACAGCCCGAGCTCCTCCCGCACGCCCCGGAGCACGAATCCGAGCGTCGCGGCCTCTTGCATGCCTCCGAAGCCCCGCGCGAGCTCCGCCCGCGCCTCGAGCGCCGCCACCACCTGCCCGGCGCCGAGCCGGTACGCGTGCGCCGCGATCGCATCCTCCCGCGTGCTCGTGTACCCGTAGACCGCCCGAAGCCACGGCCGCACCGCCGCCTCCGGAGCCATCACGCCTCACCCCGCCCGCACGCCTGCCGGTAGAGCTCGAGCTCGCGGTCGGCCCACCCGTGGCACCAGGCGCACGTCGTGAGCCCGTGGAAGTCCGCCGGCTCGCCGTAGGCCTCCACCATGTCGCGCCGACCGCTGGCCCAGGGGCAGTGGTCGAGCGGAACCTGCCAGTCCCGCGCCTGCCGCCCGCGCGCCTCGCCCCGCGCGCACGTCTCGCACGTCGCCACCCCGGCCGGCGTCTCCGCCTCGCAGTACCGGCACCCGCTCACGCCGCGGCCTCCGCTTCGCCGTCTTCGGGCCGCGGCACGTATAGGAGGTGGTACTCGCCCCGCTTGGCGCTCTTGAGAAGATCGAACTCCCCCGCCTGCACCGGCCTCGAGGTGGTGCGCCGGAAGCCCCGCCCGGCGAGGTGCCGCGCCGCCTGCCGCGCGTCCCGCTCGGCGTGCTCGCCATCGAACCGGAGGTGCTCGCCGCCCGTTGGCAGCCGCCCCGTGAATGCCCGCGGCTCCTCAGCCACGGCCGGCGTCCTCGCCGCCGGAGCACTTGCCCTCTTCACCGCCGGCGGCGCCCCACGCCGTGCATTCCCCTGCCGCACCGTCCGCCGCTCCGGCTCCCGCCCCCGCGTCGCGCCGGCCCGGCTGCCCGGCGACACGATCGCTCCGATCGCCTCGATCGCCGCGTCGAGCGCCGCGAGCTCGCGCGCCGTCTCCGCCCGCTGCTCGCGCAGATCCGCGAGCACCTGCCCCACGTCCAAGCTCACGCCGTCACCTCCCACACCGGCTTCGGCGAGCCGTTGGAGCTGCGCGCGGGAGCGAAGCCCACGCGCCGGATCAGCCCCCTCCGGCTCGCCCGGTTCACCACCGCGCCCCAGGCCCGTTGGTCCGTCGGCGCCTCCACTCGCGCGAGCTCGCGCGCATCCTCGACCGTGAACCGCCCGAGCCTCCGCCCGGCCTCGAGCATCGCCGCGAGCGCCCGCTCCGGCCAGCCGGGATCGACCAGGCGCGCCCGATCCTCCGCGGCGACCATCCCGACCGGGAGCCCCGGCGCCTCCCGCCGCACCGCCCCGGCGCGCGCCCGGAAACAGAGCGCCGGCACCCCAACGAAGAGATCCCCCTGCCCCGCGCTCAGCTCGCCCATGCCCACCTCCCGAGCCCCCACTCGAAACCGTCGGCAAACAGATCCGGCCGACCGGCGCACGCCACCGGCGAGCCGAGCTCCCACACCGTAGGCGGCCCGACCGCCGGATCCGCAGGCCGCGCCACGAGCCCGCACCGCTGCTCCGTCACCCCGTCCGCGCAGAGGTAATCCAGGCAGAGCAGGCACGGCGAACACGGCCGATCCCACGGCACCTCACCGCCCACCGTCCGCCGCTCCCACGCCGCCCACCGCTCGACCACGCCCGCGCGCCAGCTCTGAAAGCCCCACCCCGGCACCTGGTAGAGCACCCGCGCGCCGGCGAGCGTCACCGGGTCGGTTCCGGCGTCGAGCGTCACGTCGAGCCGATCCAAGCGCCACGGGATCCACCCCGGATCCGCCGGGTCGGGTGGCACCGGCACCGGCGCGATCGTCCACACCAGCGCCACCGGCTGCAGAGGAGCGACCGCCAGCGCCAGCGCGAGCACCAGCGCCCTCACGTCTCCACCTCCGCCCCGAACGTCACCCGGTCGAGGCCGGCGTCGATCGCCACTGGCCGGCGTTGCCACCACGCCTCGAGCACCGCGAGCGCCTCTTGCACCTCGCGGAGCCACCGCACCAGGTGGCGCGCCGCGTCCTTCCGGCTCGCATGCGTCACCGCCGCCTTCGGGTGGGCCGGGTGCTCGAATCGCACCTCCCCGTGCCGGTGCCCGACCGTCACCGTGCACCCGAGCCGCCACGCCGCCTTGCGCGCCTCGGCGTCCGTCATGCCGTCCCACACCCGCACCGCCCGCCAGCTCGCGAGCGCCCCGCTCACTGCACCACCCCCGCCGAGCGCTCGCGCGCCCACGCCCACTCGAGCACCTCGGCGAGCCACGCCACCACCTCCGCCGGCGCCGCCCACCGCTTGCCCTCTCGCGTCCGCTCCCGCGCCGAGCGCCACACCGTCAGCTCCCGGTCGACCGCGGGATGGCGCCAGAGATCGAACCCCGGAAGCCCGCGGCGCGTCTCGGCCACCACCCCGCCGAGGTCGCGCGCGGTCGCCAGCGCGGCCCCGTAGCTCATGCCCTCGACCACGTTGACCTCGACCCACCACCCCGCGACCGGCTCGCCCGTCCCGCGCCACGTCACGCCGCCACCTCCCGCGGCCCGAAGAGCGAGAGCTTCGGCAGCCCCAGCTCCGCCGCGATCGCCTGGTGGCGCAGCGCCTCGAGCGCCTCCGTCGTCAACCGGCTCGCGCCGAGCGTCGCCCTCGCCTGGTCGACCACCCGCTCTGCCCGGAGCGCCGCCTCGACGTCGCCGAGCTCACCGCGCGCCATCCGGCCGAGGTAGCCGCGCTCGAGCTCCTCGAGCATCCGCTCGGCCGCATCCGGCCCATGCTTCGCCCCGGCCTGCTCCGCCATCGCGAGCGCCTCGACCAGACCATCCCTCCCAGGTATCCCGGCCGGTAGCGCCGCCACGAGCGCCGCGATCCGCCCGGCCACGTCGAGCTCCGGCACCGGCTCGGCGACCGGCCGCGGCCCGAGGTGCGGCACGTCGCCCCGCGGCGCCGCCCGCCTCGGCCCCGGCGGCCTGCCCTTCCACCCCCGGCCCCGGAGCCACCGCGGCGCCGCCTCGGCGAAGCCCTCCCGCCACTGCTCGCACGCCGCCCACGCCTCGAGCGCCGAGCGGAACTCCGCCAGCGGCGGGAGCGAGCCCCTCGCCTGCCAGAGCTCCCGCTCGAGCTCCACCGGGAGCCCCGGCCGCGGGTGAAGCGCGAGCACGGCCGAGCGGTAGGCCTCGAGGTCCGGCCCGTCCGGCTCCTCCGGCTCGTCGCCCGGCCCGGCCTCGCGCGCGCCCGCGCGTTGAGAGATTTCTAAGTCTTTGTTCCGTACCGTACCGTTACGTAGGAGCGTTTCCGTAACGCTGTAACGCGTTACAGCGTTACAAGCCTCAGCCGGAAGCGTCGGCGTAACGCTCGGCACCTCCGGAGCGTCCGTCTCTGGTGCGGTTTCCGCCTCCGTTACGCCTTCCGGCTCGCCCTCGGCATCGCCCGACCGCCCCCGGTGCCGCCGCACCCGCTCGCGCGTCGCCGCCCGCACCGCGACCACCCGCTCTTGCCGCTCCCGCCAGCCGTGGAGCTCGGCGGCCCCGTCCTCGCCGCCGTCAACGAACCCGACCTCCTCGAGAGCCCGCGCCAGCGCGCCCCGCTCGCCGCCCCACCCGGCCCCGTCCTCGAGGTCGTCGGCCGAGAATGCCGAAAGGTCGCCGTCTGCCGCGTAGCGGAGCGCCCAGCACCAGAGCGTCACCACGTGCCCCGTGGCCGTCACCGGTTCGATGCCGAGCGCCCGCGCCAGCCGCCGAACCTTCGGATGCCCCGGAAGGTCGGCGTCGAGCCGAAGCCACGTCAGCCCGGCCGTCACGCGCACCTCCGGAGCGCCGCCCGCCGGCGCGCCTCGTCGCGAATCCGCCAGAGGAGATCCGCCGTCCGCGCCCGATCCTCGGCGCTCGTGACCTCCTCCACCACGGCCACCACCCCGCCGCCGGAGACTCCGGCGATCAGCGGATTGCCGATGCCCTGCCGCAGGTAGAGCCCGAGCGGCCGCCCAACCAGATCGAACACCCGCGCCTCGCTCACGGTTCGCCCCTCCCAGGATCCTCGCCCCGCGCGAGCGACCGCGCCCGCGCCTCGGCCTCGTCGACCAGGCACCGCAGCGCCAGCCCGAGCGAAAGCACGCCCGCCGCGCCCACGATGCCCCACAGCACCAGCTCCCAGCCCGTCACCGCGCCACCCCCTCCCGCGGCCGCCGCCGCCGCTTCGGCTCCCGCTTCTGCCACCAGGTGAGCCGGTAGAGCCGCCGCGCCTCGTCGACCGCCTCGATCCAGTATCGCCCCACACGCTGCGGGCACCCGAGCTCGCGCCGGAAGCCCCGCCACCGGAGCTCGTCGACCAGGCGCATGACCTCCTCCGGCGTCGCAACCGCCTCGCACAGCTCCCGCGCGCTCACGCCGCACCCCCGCGCCAGCCGTCCCGCTTCGCGAGCCGCTCGAGCGCCTCGACCACGGCCCGGCCCGGCCCGGCCATGTAAAGCGCCAAGCGACGCGCCGCCGCCCGGTGGGGGAGCGGGAGGTCGAACGAAACCGGGATGGTTGCGGGCGGGGGAGTTGCACCCCCCACGCCGAGGGAATGAGCCTCAGTTGCGCCTCGCGCTGCCCGCGTTCCCCGTGCTACACTCTGCGGCATCATCGGCAGTACCCCCAGGGTCGGCGCGTTCCCGCGCGCCGGCCCTACTCGTTTCCGGCCCGGCTCGATTGCCGGCGCCGCACTGTCTCCTGGTGCGCCCGGTCGAGCGCCGCCTCGAGGCGGCCCGTCCGGTCGCGAATCTCCGCGAGCTCGCGGCGCGCCCGCGCCACCTCGAGCTCGTCGACCTCGCCGTCCTCGGCCACGGCCAGCGCCACGGCGAGCCCTTCGCCCACCTCCCGCGCCGCCTCGGCCACCGCCGCCGTAACGCTCTCGCGCAGCGCCTCCGGCAGCGGCACGAGCTCGCGGCCGATCCGCCGTGCGAGCAGCGCCACCGCCGGCTCGAGCTCCGCCGGCCGCGCGCCGAGCGTGAGTAGCGCCGCAAGCAGCTCGTCGAGCACCTGCAGCGGCGAGCGCTGCGGGTCGCACGCGTTGCCCCACGCCTCGACCAACCGCGCCGAGAGGTGCAGCCGCGCCGCGGCGCTCGCCGCCCGCCCCTCGAGCGCATCGCGCAGCGCGAGAGCGTAGGGACGCTTCACCGTGTACGGGTCCAAGGTCGGCTCGCACTCGACAGCCGAGGGGCCGCGCCGCAACCTAGCTGGCATGGGAACCTCCCGCCGCCGCCGTCTCGCCCGCCGCACGCGCGCCCGCGTCGACGAGCGCCACCGCGCGCTGCAGCCGCGCCGACGGCACCGCCAGCCCAGGCCAGAGCCAGCCCTCGAGCTGCCAGAGCTCGACTGCCAGCACGAGAGAGAGCGCTTCCATGCGCGCCTCGCACGGCGAGCAAGTGCCAACCTCCCAATGCCCCACGCTGCGCGCCGCCGTGGCGAGCCCGAGCCGGGTGAGAGCCTTCGCGACCTGCCGCTGAGAGAGGCCGAGCTCGACCCGGCGCGCCACCATCCGCTCCCGCCCCGGCGCGCGCCACGTCACCGCGCGCGATCCCACCGGCCGGCCGCGGCGCGCCACCTACCGCCCCTCCCCGCGCAGCCGCGAGGCCCCGCCCAGCATCGCCTCGCGCCCGACCACCCGCTCCGCGCAGAGAGCGCAGAGCTCGTAGCCGTCGGGAGCGCCGAGCTCGCCGCGCCACACCTTGCCGAAGATCGCCGGCGGGAGGTCGCGCTCCGTCAGGTCGCGCGAGCCGCACACCGCGAACGGAGAGCCGAGCACGTACTGCCGCGCATGCGCCACCGTCGCGCCGGCCATGCCGCTACGCCGCCCGCTCCGCGCTGCCCTGAAACCACCCGTCGACCGTCTCGGGATCGACGCCAAGAGCTGCCGCCAGCGCCAGCCGCGATGGCCCGAGCGGAGCATGCGCGCCCGTCTCCCAATGCCCCACTGCGGCGGTCGTCACACGGCACCGCTCCGCAAGCTCACGCCGCGAGAGGTTCGCCGCCTCCCGTGCCGCCTGCAGCGTCTCCGGCTTTCCGTTCGCTCCTACCATGCCGCAGAAGCTAGCGGTTTGCGGGAGTCTTGTCAAGCCCCTCGCTCCAGGCCTCCGCCAGATCGACCTCCCCGATCGCGGCGGCCCCCCTCTCGGAACGGTATCCAAGCTCGAGGCCGGCATTCACCGCCCCGACACGGCCACCCTCGAGGCCTACTTAGACGCCCTCGGCGTCGACGTGCACGCGCTGGCCGCGGCGCTCGACCAGGCGCAAGGTCGCCCGCCCGCGCCTCCGGCCCCGTCCTACGTCGCCGAGCCGCTTCCCGGCGAGGCCGCCGAGCTCGCGCCCGTTCTGCTCGCCGCCTTGACCGCCACCCGCGAAGCGCTCGAGCTGCTCGCCAGCCGTCTCGCCACGCGCCCGAAGCCTTGACGCGCGCGCCCGCCTCCGGCATCCTCGCCGGCGGGAGGAGCTCACCATGACCCTGATCGTCTTCGCCGTCGTTCTGCTCTCCGCCGTCCTGGTGGCCGTCGACGCCGACCGCATCCGCCGCGAGCGTGGCCTCGCCATCGGCCCGGCCAACCAGAGCCCCGCCGTGTGGGGCGTGGCGACGGCCCTCTTGTGGATCGTGGTGCTCCCGTACTACCTGATCGTCCGGAACCGGCCCGTGGCCGCGAACGTCAAGACGCGCTCGACCGGCGCTCAGATCGGCCGCGGGTGCCTCTTCGGCATCCTGCTTCTCGCCGCCGTCGCCGCGTTGCTTTTCGGCCTGGTCTACCTCTCCGGCCGGTAGCGCCCGCTCTAGAACCGCACCTCGGCGCCGACCAGCGCGTAGGCCGAGCTCGTGCCCGCTCGCGCCTGCGCGCCGCCCTCGGCGACCACGTGCACCCGCCCCACCCGCAGCCCCGACCACCGCACGTAGCCGCGCCACTCGCCCGCCGGATCCGCCGGCGAGAGCATCGCCCCGACCGCCCACTCAGAACGCAGCCCCACGAACCGCCGCGCCTCCGGCTTGACCACCAGCGACACCTCGCCGCCCGGCTCGCGCGTCACCAGCGCCCCGCCGCCCTCCGGCAGCCGCGGCAGCCGAAACTCCCCAAGCGCCACCTCCGCCCCGGCCAGCCCGCCCGGAAGCACCGCGCCCCGCGCCTCGACCACCTCACCGCCGGCCGTCACCGTCGCCAGCCCCGGCCGGTCGTAGTCTCGCGCCAGCCGCTCGAGCACCCGGCCCGGCACCACCGGCACCGCGAGCTCCGCCGGCACCCGCACCCGCTCGAGCTCCGCGAACCGACGGGTCGGCGCCACCTGCACCACCCGGCGCTCGACCTCCCGCACCCGCCGCCACGCCGCGAGCTCGCCGAGCAGCACCAGGAGCGCCAGCGCCGCCACCACGGCCGCGCCGAGCTTCACCGCCGCCGTGCTACCGGCCGCCCACTGGCGGACGCGGGAGGTCCAGCTCGTCTCCGCCGTCACCATGCCCTCCGTTCGTGTAGGGGTCGAGCTGGTACGGATCCCCGCCCCACGGCGCCACCGGCCGCCGGCGCGCGTAGTGAATCGCCACCGCCGAGCCCGACGTGATCGCGATCAGCGACCCGTAGAACGGCCACGCCGCCTCCCACAGCGGGAGCCACGCCCCCACGCCGAAGCCCGCAAGCCCAAGGTGCGCGGTTGCGAGGAGGATGCCGTAGGCCGTGAAACTCCACTTCGGCGGCCCCGTCCGCCACGCCGACTCCCGCGCAGCCGCGAACCGCCGCGGCGTCACGCCAGCGCCCGCCGGCGCCAGCCGCGCGCGTAGTAGGCGAGGCTCGGCTGGCCGGCCACGAGGCCGACGTAGTAGCCGGCGAGGCCGGCGCGGAAGGCGGGGAGCACCCCGGTGCCCGCGCGCGCCGCGGCGGCGAGCGTGGCCGCCCCGATCCGGCCGTCGACCTCGAGCGCCTCTCCGTCGGCCGCGAGCGCCCCTTGCAGCACCTCCACCGCCCGGCGCGGCCCGATGTTCACTCCGGCGTCGAAGAGCTTGGCCGCCACGTGCCAGGCGTCCGGCGAGCTCGCGGCGAGCTCCTCGCACCGCAGCGGCGCCCAGAACGCCGAGCGGTAGAACGCCTCCACCATCCGCCCGAGCTCCGGATCCCGCGCGATGCGGTCGCGCCAGTCCCCGCGCGCGAGCTTCTCCGCGTCGATCCGGCGCCAGCCCGGCCACTCCGGGTGGCGCCGGCGCGCGATGCCGCGGAACGTCTCCCCGCCAGGATCCCGCGCGTCGTCGCCGCTGTAGACCCCCTCCCAGGCGAGCGTCGCCGCCAGCGCGGCGCGGAACGCCTCGTGCCCCGGCACCTGTCAGCCTCCGAACACCCGGCGGAGCCACCCGCAGAGGCCCCGCCGCCGCCGCGGCTTCGGCACCGCTCCCGGCCCGCCCGGCCCGGCCGGCGGAGGATCCGGCACCGGCCCCACCGGAGCCACCGGCAGCAGCACCGTCACGCCCTCCGGCCCGAACCGCACGTCGAGGAACGTCTCGCCGGCCGGGAGCTCGAGCGCCACCGGCGCCCGCCCCTCCCGCTCCGCGCGCACCGTCCAACCCTCGAGCACGGCCCGGCCCGGCCGCACCCGGCCCGTGCCGCCCGGCTCGCGCCAGCCCGGATCGCCGCAGAGAAACGCCGTCCGCCCGCCCTGCCACCAGGCGCACGCGTCTAGGCACGCCGTGGAGCTCCCGCGCGCCTGCTCGCAGACCATCGCCACGCCCGCCGAGGTGCGGAGGATTCGGAACGGCACCGCCGGCCGCCAGAGGTAGGAGGCGGCCTCGAGGAGCGCCGCGGGATCGTTCGCGCGTGCCCGGCGGAGCACCTCCACCTCGGCCGCCGTGCACCCCATCGGCGCGTCCGGCGCCGGCGCCGCCTCGTCGAGCGCCCGGAGCCACCGCCCGAACTCCATCCAAGCGAGCCGGCGCGTCTCCGTCTCGAGCCCGAGCAGGTGCACCAGCAGCTCGCTCGGCCCGCACTCCTCGAGGTACTGCCACCGCCCGAACTCCGGCCCCGGCTTGCCGACCCGCTGCCCGCCCCGGTCGCCGGCCCACGCCACGAACGGATCCCACCACGTCACCAGCTCGCCGTCGCCGCGGATCGCCGCGCCCCTCTCCGCCTCCGCCTCCCCGATGCGATGGTCGAGAATCCGCCGGCCCGGCCCGTCGCCCGACGCGAGCGCCAGCGCCGCGCCCGCGGCGCGGAGCCACTGGCCGAGCATTTCGGCCGTCGCGCCCCACCCGAGCGCCAGCCCGAACCGGTAGAGCACCAGGCGCCCGGCGAGATTCCACACCGGGTAGACCCGGCCGCAGCATTCGATCCCGCCCCACCGGCCCGCGGCCTCGTGCTCCATGCGCGCGTGCACCAGCGCCCGCAGCAGCTCACACCGCGCGCCGTCGCCGGCGAGCATCGCGGCCCGCAGCTCCGTCGCCCACGCGCCGATCTTGAGGTTGTCGGAGTTCCACCCGGCGACCCGGTCGAGCACGAGGTTGTCGCGCCCCCACCCGCGCATTTCCGCCGGCGTCGCCGTGCCGCGGATCGTCTCCTCGAGGTGGTCGAAGATCGGGTCGGCCACTACCCGCCCCCGACCAGGTGCGCCAGAGCCTTTCCGAGCGGCGACGCGAGCACCCCGGCGAGCACCTGCAGCACCGCCGCGGCGCCGAAGAAGGCCCAGAAGACCTTGTTCTGGCGCGCCTCGAGAGCATCCGCCCGCTTGGCGGCCGCCGTGAAGTCCTGCAGCATCCGCACCTCGAGCTCGGCGATGCGATGAAACGTCTCCCGGTGCTTGTCGTGCGAGGCCCGCACGTCGCTCTCCACCTGCGCCCACCGCGCGAGATCCCCCGACCGCTGCATCCGGAGCGGCTCGAGGTGCACGCCGAGCTCGTCGACCCGGTCGATCAGATGCCGCACGTCCGCCCGCAGCGCCGCGAAATCCTCCGCCCGGATCCCGTCCGGCAGCTCGCCTCCGCTCATCACAGCTTCTCCCGCAGCGTGAGCGACCCGCGCAACCGGCCCCGCGCCGCCGCCCCGCCGAATGCCGCCGCCTCCACCAGCTCGGCCCACACCGCCCCCAGCGGCGCCCAATCCGCGTCGTCGGGCAGCAGGCGCACCAGCACCGGCCGGCGCGCCCCGTGGCGCAAGAGGAACCGGCCGAGCAGGCCGCGCGCCTCGGCGGCCGTCAAGGCGCCGAGCTGCAGCGTCACCTCCCGGTACGGCCGCAACCGCACGCCGAAACTCTGCCCGCCCGGCGTCCGCTGCACCCGCGACGGATCGACCACCCGCAGAAACTCCCCCTGCGCCGGGATGCCGCGCGCCGGCGACCAGGCCCGCCCGAGCACCAGCACCCCGGCCTCGACGTAGCCGGGCGGCTCCGTCGGCGTCGCCTCGTCGTTCGCGAAGTCCGGCGGCGCGTGATCCTCGGCAATGAGCACGTAGACCCCGGCCACACCCCCGACGCTGCCGCCGCTGGCCGCCGGCACCTCGACCACCACCGTCGTGTCGCCGGCGCCATCCTCCGGCCCCGGCGCCCCGAATCCCGACACCGCATCCGCCGGCACCGCGAGCCACCCGCTATCCGAG